CTCAACACTGTCCGCACAGATGCCATCGGAGAGCAGTTCCGTTGTGTCAAATGCAACCAATGGAATCGAACCACCTCGCGGATACTTGTCCGTTAAAAAATCGAAGAAAGGACCACTCAAGCAGATTGTTCCCCAGTATCAAACACTTAAAAACAATTATACGCTTCTGTGGGATATGCCTAGCAATCGTGGGTATATCAATATTGTTGCTGTTATGCAAAAATTCTTCGATCAGGCGATTAGTGGAAACTGGTCCTATAACCCGCAAAATTATCCAGATAATGAAGTCCCGACTTCGGTAATGGCACAGGACCTTTTAACTACATATAAGTACGGTTGGAAAACCAGTTATTATCAAAATACTTATGACCATAAGACTGATGAGGTTGAAGAAACCAAACAGTCTCTCGATAGTTTAATTTCCAATATTCTAGAATCAGAGGAGGAAGATTGTGAGTCTTGTAAGATTTAAAACAAATTCGGAAGAGAAAACAATGGTTCAGTCGATGACCGTTTTTAACTCAAACGAAGTAGATACCAAAAAACAACCTATGTTTTTTGGACAACCACTAGGAATCCAAAGATACGATTCTTACAAATACCCAATCTTCGACAAATTAACAACTCAACAACTAGGTTATTTTTGGAGACCCGAAGAGGTCTCCCTCCAAAAAGATCGTGGAGATTATCAATCTCTCCGTCCAGAACAAAAGCATATCTTTACCAGCAACCTGAAGTATCAGGTGATGCTGGATTCCGTTCAAGGAAGGGGTCCTGGTATGGCGTTCGCGCCTTACTGCTCTCTTCCTGAACTGGAAGCGTGTATGAAGGTTTGGGAGTTTATGGAGATGATCCACTCCCGTTCATACACTTATATTATCAAGAATGTTTATTCGGATCCATCTGAGGTCTTTGATACGATTCTGAAAGAGGATCGTATTATGGAACGTGCTATCAGTGTAACTGAGGCATATAACGATTTCATTAACAGTGCTCAGCATTATGGTTCAACTAATGAATGGCTTCATGCATTAGAACAAGTACCATACGCACAAGAGGCAAGGTATGAACTCAAGAGAAAACTATTCAGAGCAATTGCAAACGTTAATATTCTTGAAGGTATTCGCTTTTATGTTAGTTTCGCTTGCAGTTTTGCATTTGGCGAACTCAAACTTATGGAAGGAAGTGCAAAGATCATCTCACTAATTGCTCGTGATGAAAACCAGCACTTAGTTATCACTCAAAATATTATGAATAAGTGGAAAGAGGGTGATGATCCTGAGATGGTACGTATCTCCAAAGAAGAAGAACAATGGGTTTATAAGACTTTTGAGAACGCTGTTAACCAAGAAAAACTCTGGGCAGAATATCTGTTCAAGGATGGATCTATGATTGGTCTCAACGACAAATTATTGCAGCAATATGTTGAATGGATCGCAAACCGTAGAATGAAAGCAATCGGACTTAAACCACTCTATGACATTTCAGCAAAGAATAATCCACTTCCTTGGACAGAGCATTGGATTTCCTCTAAGGGTCTTCAAGTTGCTCCTCAGGAAACAGAAGTTGAATCCTACATTGTTGGAGGAATCAAACAAGATGTCACCAAAGACTCCTTCGCAGGATTCCAACTTTGAGTGGGATAAGGAAGAAATATTAAAAGCATATAGAGAAGCAGCAGCTGCTGATGATTTTATGTTCGGTGACTGCGATTACTCTTATGTGTGGTTAGATAATAAATCAAATGATGTTTACTGAGGGTCTTTTGACCCTCTTTTTTTTATAAATATCTAAAAAGTATTTGTAAAAAAATGTTATTACCATCACAGCATAGGGAACTCACTGAGGCATATAAAGAAATTTATCATGGTGAAACTGATGATATTTCTGATCTAATGCTCGAAGAAGTTGTAGAAGAACTTATCGATGAGTGTGTAAAATCTGGATATGATTTAGACGAAGCTGCCGATCTTGTAGAAAGTGCTACCATTGAATATCTGGATGAAGCAAAAGTTACTTATGGAAGTGATACTGAAAGTCCAGAACAAAGAAAAGCAAGAGCAAAAGAAAAGCATGGTGCAATGAAGTCTGCTGCTCGCAAAGCGGCTGTAAAGGGTGCTGTAAGTAGAGTAAAGGCAAAAGCAACTGGTGCTGCTGCCGCTGCTGGCATCGCTGGTTCGATTGCTAAGGATGAAGCAAGAAGAGCTGGTCGTGCCGCTGTACATGGTGCCAAAAAGGCAGCAGGAGCGGTCTCTGCCGCCGCACAACAAAAGAAGGCGCAGGTCAAGAGTGGAGTTAAAAAACTCTTAGGGAAGGGTCTCCGTGCCGTTGCTGGTGGTGCTGGTAGAGTCGCACAGACAGCACGTAAGGCAGGTGCTGCTGCTGGTAAAGCTGCTACTAGACTTGGTGAAGAGGTAGATCTCTTTGATGTTATCCTTGAGTATTTGGTTGCAGAAGGTTTTGCTGATACTAATGAAGCAGCACTTGTGATCATGGCAAACATGAGTGAAGAGTGGAGAGAAGAGATTCTTGAAGGTGCTTATGAAGATAGAATTGCTGCAAATAATAAAAAGTATGATGCAGCACGTAAGAGAGCAGCACAAAGAGCACAAGCAAGAAATGACGCTAGAGATAGAGGGCAAACTGGTTCAGTTCCTGGTGTTGGATATGTAACACCAAGAAGAGAAAGGACAACTTACACAGATGCTGCAGGCACTGAAAGACATCATTCTGGCGCAAAAGCAAAGTGATATAAACTCAAATAATACTTTGGGGGTTGACAAACCCCCTTTTTTATTGCTAGAATCGCTTTGCTAGGGTTGAAGATAAATAATAGCTCTATAAGATTACTACATGAGCTATGAGAATCCTTGGAGATTCAATGGAGAAATTTTTGAGTCTTCTGATATTCAAGATAATTTTGGTTTTGTTTATCATATTTACTGCACTAAAACTGGTCGCAGTTACATTGGTAGAAAATATTTCTGGTCTTACCGAACACCGAAGGGTAAATCTAGAAGAGTTAAACAAGAGTCTGATTGGAAAAAGTATTACGGATCCTGCCCAGAACTCAAAACCGATATTAACATTTGGGGTAAAGCATCCTGCAACAGAACAATACTTAGCCTCCATAGAACAAAAGGAGAATGCAATTACGAAGAAACCAAACAGCTTTTCCTAAATAATGTTTTGAGAGAGTCTCTTGACGATGGGAGACCCGCGTACTATAATAGCAATATTCTAGGACGCTACATGCGAAAAGATTATGGTAACTTTGGAACAGACTCTTCGCCAAACACATGATTGGGCAGTTGATCGAATTCATACTCTCTGTGACGAAAATATTGATAATGCCCATGCGATTCAATCTGAATTTAGTGAATGGTTGAATCCGGAAATTCCTGATCATGATATTTTCTCATTAGAGTTCATAGGAGAGGAAGATGACATTAGATCTTCATAACTTTTTTAAGTATTACGACGAAAACAATTCAAATCACGTAGCAGCAGTTCAATGGTTAGAAGATAACCTTCCTGCTGAATTCATGGATGATTCCGAAACAGATTGGGTTGGAATATTCAGAACTAAACCACCAACACCTGCAGTTCTAGATGTTCCATATTTCAATCAGGTAGACAATTACAGAGACGCACATAGAACTTGTAACAGTTCCTCATGTGCAATGTGTCTTGCCTTTTTAAAACCAGGCAGTATTAAAGGCGATGACGAATACGTTAAGAAAGTATTTGCGATTGGTGACACTACTGACCATGCGGTACAGACGAAAGTTCTGGCAGGTTATGGAGTTAAGTCACACTTTAGTTACAATCTTTCTTTTGCTGACATTGATAAGAGTCTTGATGCTGGGAAACCTGTTGTTATTGGTATCCTGCATCGCGGTTCTTTATCTGCACCTACTGGTGGGCACATGTGTGTTGTAATTGGTAAAACACCAGATGGTAAAGGATATTACGTTAACGATCCATATGGTTCATTGAATGATAATTATACTGGTCCTGTAACGAACGGTAAGAAGACAATTTATACAAAAGCAGTTCTTAAGCACCGTTGGTGTCCAGGAGGAAACGATGGATGGGGAAGGATCTTCGACTAATTTCAAACGTAAGATTCTTAAAGTAATCAAAGATCTTACTGATAACGGAAGGCAAAAGGAAGCAAACGAACTTTATCAACGCTACTTCGGAGGAACAAATGGCAAGGATTGATTTACACAACTTCTTCAAGTTTTATGACGAGAAGAACCCAAACCACGTAAAGGCAGTGCAGTGGTTAGAAGATAATCTTCCAGTTAAATATTTGGAAGATACTGTTGATTGGGCGGAGATTTATCGCGGAAAAAAGACTAATGCTGCACCAGTCCAAGCATCTGCTGCAGCTCCCGCAACAGGTGGTGATGATGTCCCAATGATGGGCATTAAGTTAATTAAAGAATTTGAAGGATGCCACTTAAAGGCATATCCCGATCCTCTTTCTGGTGGACTTCCAATCACAATTGGTTGGGGATCGACACGTAAGAAGGATGGATCACCATTCAAACTTGGCGATCAAATCACTCAACAAGAAGCAGATGATTTGCTGATTAGTCAATGTAAGAATCAGTTTCTCCCATCTCTTCGTAAGATTCCGCACTGGAATGAAATGAGTGATGGTAAGAGAGGTGCTCTACTTTCTTTTGCTTATAATTTAGGTGCTGGGTTCTATGGTGGCAGTAATTTTAATACAATTACACGTGTCTTAAAGAACAAAGAATGGGATAAAGTTCCTGATGCTCTCTATCTCTATCGTAATCCTGGTTCAAATGTAGAAGCAGGTCTTGCACGTAGAAGAAAGGCAGAAGGTGAAGCCTGGAAAAAAGGATAATTTCCTAAATATTACAGACTTCATCACACGGACTGATGGAAAACAAAAGAGAAAAATGTATGGGGCAAATTATTCGTATTGCGATTTTGAGTTGGTCTGCCGCTCTCCTCACAGCATCATACGCTGGTATGCTTGCTAAAATGGATCCTACCTTTATTGCAACTGTCTTCACAGCTTCTGCTGCCACTTTTGGCATTAATACAATGAAGAAAAGTGGAGATGATGAAGATGACAAAAAAGGTGAACCAAAAAGAGAAGAGTTTGTAGATGCTCCACCTTCACCAGAACCACCAGTTGAAGAAGCACCCACAACACTAGAAGAAAGAGTCGAAGCTCTTGAATCGAAAGTTGAAGGTGAAGAGGGTGAAGGATTTGTCCAACCCCGCACAGGAGCATAATGTCCAAATCACCAAACAAAGGCAAAAAAGGTTCTGCAAATAATAAAAAGCAGAACTGCGGAAATGCCACCGCCAAAAAAGCAAAAAATGGTGGTAAGAAGAAGTAATGGAATTGATTGCTTTTATGATCGTTGGTTATGTGGAGATCAGTCCTGGTAGTTGTCGGGTTGATTATCTTCGTTACAATGAAGTTCATTCGCTTGTAATACCGTGCCACGAGAATGGAACACTCCAAAAAGGGAGTGTTGGAATGCTCCCATCCATCAAATACTCAAAGCAATAGATAATCACACCCGTCTTTTTATGGAGACGGGTGATTTTTGGCATGAAGAACAAGCCCAGATGTTAAGAAAATATGTTAAAGATTTGAAAGTATGGATTCATAAACAAGAGGGATGGTGGAATGAATAGTTTTCCTTTGGGCGTTGTTATAATTCTATCCTGTGGACTTGCGTTCACTGGATATATCATTTACTACATATTAAGATTAGCGCATTTGGAGATGCAAGATGAAACACCTAGCACTCATTCTGTCAGCGACGAGTCTGGCGATTAGCGGAGCACTTTGTTACGGTGCTTATGTTACCTATCAAAAAGCACAAAAAATTTTAGACAATCCAGAAGCATTTGTTGGTGCTGTTGTAGAGAAGCAAGTCACCAAAGCATTTGAAAAATTACCTATTCCAAAACTAAATACAGGGAGTATTAAGTTTCCTTTCTAATGTCAGATAAAGATCCATACATATATCGAATCCGTTCAGTTCATAAGGTAGTCGATGGAGATACTATTGACGCTGATATTGACTTGGGGTTTGATATTTCTCTCACTAAACGCATTCGCCTCGCTGGTGTTGATACTCCCGAAAGTCGTACAACCGATGCGAAGGAAAAAGCATTAGGACTAGAAGTTAAAGAATGGCTTAAAAAGAAACTCGAAGGTCAAACTGACGTTATTGTAAAAACCGAACTCCCAGATTCGACTGAAAAATACGGAAGAATTCTGGGACATCTTTTTATTGGGGATAAAGAAATATCCGCAGTGAACAAAAAGAAATCAATCAATCAAATGATGATTGATGAAGGTTATGCATGGGAATATGATGGCGGAACAAAGAAAAAAGATTTTGCCCTGTTAGAGTCAAAAAGACAGAAGTGATTTATTTTAATGTTGTTAGATTATTTTTAATTATTTGGTCTGCATTGATGATTTCTGCTGTTGAATCTGTTGCAGTCAGAACAGAAGGACAAGTAGAACTGGAAAGTACAAATCGTGATGCATACGCCAAAGTTCTCATATTAGCAG